GCGCTCCAGAGAGTCCGGTGAAGGTGGATTGGCCCCGGCTGATGCTCGAGAATCCAGCCGAGAACGAGCTTGCCATCGTCTTCATGGAACCGGATACGGTGTTGGTGCCCTTGGCGAGTTCGTCCTCGGCGGCTTTGAGCGCCTTCTTCGCGTCCGCGAGCCGTTCGGCGGCGTCGTTGGACTTGTCGAGAGCGGTGGCCTGACGCAACTGGGCTTTTTCGAGATTGATGGAGGCGGTCTGCGCCTGAGTCGAATCCGACCCGTATCTGGCGATGGCCGAGTTGAGCCTCTCCTGCGCCTGCTGCACGTTGACCGTGGCCTGACGGTAGTTCAGGAGCGCGGCGCTGGCCTTGGAGGACGCCTGCGCCGCGTCACGCTTCAACGGTTTCAGCACATCGTCGGCGACGCCCCGGGCACTCGAACCGAATGCCTTTTTGAAGCTGCCGCCGAACGATTTGCCGATTTTCGAACCGTTGCCGAACGCCTGGGAGAAACGGTTGGAACCGGACTTGCCGGCCCCCCGCATCTCCTTGTCGACCGCGCTGCGGAAGCCCTTCATCGAGGGGAATATCGACACGTGGCCGGTTCCCACTTCCGATCCGAAAGCCATAAGGCGACTCCCCTCTTAGTTGATGGTTGTTTATCCGAAGAGCTTGCTCATATGCGTTTCGGCCTCGTGGATCTCCTCGGCGGTGGGCTCGTCCGTTTCGGGTTCGCCGTCCACGTCGCCGAGCAGCGTGGAAGCGCCGAGGAACTGCAATACGGTGATGTCGGTGGCGCTCATGGGGAACATGAGGCCGATGAGCGAGGCTCCCGTGTAGGAGGACGGGTCGCCGCACAGCGCCGTGTACAGGTCGATGGCGTCACGGTAGGGGAGACGCCGGCCGAGATCGTGTTCGATGCTCCACCCGAATCGGGCGAAGTCCGCTCGGACCTTTACTCCGTCATCGGAGTTGAGGATTCGGCAGAAGTCGGCGATTTTCCCGGTTCGACGCCCTGTGATTTGGCGAGCGTCTCCCCGTAGTCCTGGATGAGGTTGAACGCGACCTGCATGGGCTCCCTTTCGAGCTGCTTGGCCTGCTCGTCTCCGGCGAACACGGTGAGGATGCGTTTGACCTGGTCGAGGCTGTCGGTGTCGGTGGAAGCGCCGGACAGGGCCTCGAAGTCGGCGATGGAAAGATAGAGAGGCAGCTTGTAGACGGTGCCGCCGGGTGCCAGCGCCCAGTATTCGTTGTCCTTGATGATGTGGCGCACCTTGATCTGCTTGGCGACCTCGGCGAGGGCCTCGGCCTCCCTGGTCTCGTCCCAATCCTCGAATTCAGCGATCGAGGGTGCCGTGTTCTGCTGCTTTGCCATGATGGTTCTCCTGTCATACGTGTTTCTCCCGTCGTTGGTGTTGGGGCTCCCCGCATGCCGACAGGAGAGAGGTCATGCGGGGAGGGAATCGTTGTCAGGCCGCCGCGTAGGACTGCAGGTAGCGGCTGTTGCCGCCGTCCACGGCGGGATCGAGCTGCCATGTGGCGGTCAGCGAGAGGCCGGACACCTCGCCGCGCGTATCCTGCGCCGGCTCGTTGCCGGTGATCTGGATGACGCCGAGACGACGGCGTTTGCGGCCGGACTTGTAGATGGTCTCCTGATAGGCGAACCATTTGGTGTCCTGGATGATGTCCTTGACGTGGTAGACGCCGGTTTCATCGGGCTTTCCGATGGTCATGAGGCGGGTGAGGTCGTTGTCCTCGGCGGCGGTGAACGCGAGCGTCAGCGTCGGGTCGGCGTTGAGCGTGTAGCCCGGCTGATGGAATTCGGTGGCGTCGTCGCCGTCGCGGGAGTCCTGCGGTGCTCCGTCGCTGGTGATGAGGCCAACTGTGGCGGAGGAGGAGCCGAACACGTCGCCGAGTTCGGTGATCGGGTCCGCCACGCTGGGCGCGATCTGCGAGGCGGTCAGCGTCTTGCCTGGCATATAGGGGGCGACGATGATTTTCGATGTGAGTACGTTCTTGACGGCATTAAGGTCGTTGCCCTGGTTGTCTGCTGTCATTCCATTGTCCTTTCAAAATGAAAAGACCCCGCAACGCATGCAGGGTCTAGGCAAACGGTTAAGGGATTGGTTAGTGTTCGCCGACCGTCGAATATTCGACGATCAGGTAGTAGTGCGCGGTGTCGGAATCGTCGGACACCGGGTAGGGCCCGTTGCACGCGGAATCGTCCACGCTGATGACCGGCGAATCCTTGGCGAGGGCGATGGCGGGGTGTTCGGTGAGCGTCGCGTAGACGCGACGGGCGAGAGTCTTGCACGGCTTCTCGTCCTGACGGCTCCATCCGTACACGTTCACGCCAATCGAACGGTCGAAATGGCCGAGCCCGTCAGCGTTGCCGCCATCGTCCCGGACGGTGACGAGCGGATACGCGCCCTGATAGTCGGGAGGCTTCTTGCTGCCCACCTGGAGCCCGTCCACATCGGTGATATGAGTGCGCAGGTAATCACAGAGGAAAGCCTCCATGTCGGGAGGCAGTATCAATGTCATAGCTTCACCGCCTTCAACGCCTTGCGAAGATTGCCGGTCTTGGACTCGACCAGCATGGTCTTCGCGTCGGTGCCGACCACCATGAAGGTGGTGCGGTGAGCGCGTTGGACGGCCTCGACCTGCAGGCCGTCGCGGTAGGCTCCTGTATCGACGGGCGCGTTGGCCTTGGCCACGCCGAGCGCCTTTTCGGCGGCTCCACGGGTCAGGGCCCTGACGCCGGCCGAGTTGAGGATCTGGTCGAAAAACGCGTCGTTGAACTTGATGCTGGTCTGTCCGCTTCCGGCCATCGGCTACCCCTTCCACTCGGTGAGCTGGACTTCCAATGTGGGCTGCCAGCCGGTAAAGGCGTTGGCATCGCGGCTGGGGAAGCCGCTGACCTCCCACATGCGGCCATCGGCCGGTTCGGGTCGGATACGGTCACCAAGCCGGATGTCCGCGTTCGGGTCGGCCACGGTGAGCACCGCAGTCGACGTGGTCTGCACGTCCAAAACGTCGGGCGTGCGAGTCGAACTGCTCGAAGCCAAAGCTCCTCGCACTTCCAATTCGACGGGTTTCGTCCAGTCCTCGGTGGTCTGCGCGGGATTGTACGGGTCGGGTTTGCGTGAGGCGCGCAGACGCACGAACCGTGTGGCCGCCGGCAGGCCGGAGGCGTTGATGTCATCGATGATGCTCACGGCAATGCTCCCAGCTTGTACCGGTCGAGTTTCGCCAGCTCGTCGGCCATCAGGGTCACGTTGTAGGTGACGCTGCTGCCGTTGACCGACTGGGATTGGACGATGCCGGCGGCTGCGCTGCTGGCCCGTTTCGCCGCGTTTATGAGCACCCCCTGTACATCCGGCACCTCGTCCGGCGTATAGCCGGCGTGGATGCGGTAGCGTATCGCGGCGACGCCGGCCGGGAATGCGCCGGTGGTGCATTCTACCAAACCCGTGGTGGGGTCGTAGGCGTAGTGCAGCCGGTTGCCGGCGCTGTCGGTCAGCTCGTCGACGGAGGTGACATGGCGTGCGGGGAGACGAATCACCTTGCCTCCCCGCGAATTGGCTACGCCCGACAGTTCGATGTTCGGCGTGATATGCCAGCCGCACGTGCGGCGGATGGCCGCCTGCGCCGCCTTCAGCCAGAACTCGCCGTCAGCGTCGAAGCCTGACGGGTCGGTGATGATGTCGGGAATGGTTTCATCGGCCATCGTTCGCCTCCAGTCGATTCACGTTAGGCCACGGTGAAGGCGTGCGACTTGTCGTCGGTGCCGACCCAAGTGCCGCCGGTGATGGCATTGTCGGAGTTCTTGGTCAGGGAAATCGACTTCACGCCCACGCCGGCGGCACCGGGAGCACCATTCTTGCCGGCTGGCCCCGGATCGCCATTGCCGCCTTTCGCGCCGGCCGGAATGCCAAGCGTGAGCACGCCATCCGCGAGCGTCGCGGTGGGAGCCGCGCCGGCGGCGAGGGCCACGGCCGTCACCGAGGTGATGGCCGCGCCGTTCGCCTTGGTCAGGTCGATGGGATTGCCGGCGGCGTCGACCACGACCACCGGCTGCGGATACGTGCTGCCATCACCGGTATCGACCCCGGTCTGCAGCACCTTGGTTGCGTCACTCATCGGCGGTCACCTCACTTGGCCTTCTTGCCGAGGGCGACGGACACGAACGCCTTCGGGTAC